ATATCAAAGGGTAGTCTTCGTATTTTTTTCGACGTACTCATTACATCAGATCCAAAATGTTTCCATCTACATTGAAGTCGAGAATGACTACTCGTTCGTATATTTCTTTTCCAAATCTTTCACGCATAGCTTTATCCTTTACGAAAGCTTCTTCATCCCTTCGGTAGGTTTCGTAAATTCCGAAATCAACGTAATTATCACCATTAGGGTTATCGGGATTATATATCCAACCAACAATTTGACCGGCTTTAGTTCTCGGAATACCAAGATCGTCAAGCACATCGTTCAAAAACAAATATCCGTTTGCCCTTAGTTTATCGTTGGCATACTGCTGCTGAGCTAGAAGAAACATTCGATTATAGTTTCCGTCTTTTTCCCAATAAGGATTGGACTCGTCAAAGAAGAAAGAATAATCACTCAATGAGTCTCTTTCCACAACGCTGATGGTCTCTTTGACTTTCTTTTCCTTACCATCTTCGCCAACTATAACCTTTTCAATCTTCTTTGCCTTAATACCGTGCTTCAGTTCGCGGTCGACTTCTTCGCCAAAACGCTCTACCACGTGATTTCTGTATTCTTTAAATCCTTTATCAATCGTAGCATAAGCAGCCGCGAGAGCTATATTTCTTTTACGAAGAATGTTGTTCGATGCTAGTATGCTTCCAATAGACAGAGCTCCAAGAGCTACTGCTGGAGCATAAAGTTTAGCAAGCTTAATACCAGTCTGAACATAAACAATGGTCAAATCCTTCTTAACGTCTTCTGGAGTGTATTCCTCTACGAACTCCTCATTGGCCGCACAATCATGAATAGAGTTGATATCTTCTTTAGCCTTTTCTAAAATATCACTCACTTTAGTAGTAGCTTTACAAGCCATAACTGTACTTACAACAGTTCCGACTACACCGGCTACTACGAGAATTTCAGGGCTATGTTTTTTGAGCTTAAAACCAATCTTGTTAAACGAACTGCTTACAGTCGTCATAAGTTCTGTTTTTTTCATAATCAGATAATCTCCTTTTCTTTATTAGTATTAGATGCAATTTCTGCGCCGCAGGCCGCATAACCGGCCAAATCCACGAAGCTGTCTTCGGTTGCTGTTCCGGTCTTAATTCTAGCGATCTTAAGTAATGCCATCATCATAGCTACGTCGGTTGCTGTGAAATCAGTATTTTTATACACCGACCATAAAGCGGCTATCGACTGAAAATTATCTTCGGGGGAGCCGTATTCATTTTCACGCTGGCCGCATACACATTGTTTGGCTCTATCTAGAGTTTCTGCTCTTGTCATTTTATCTCTCCTCATTCAAATATTCGTAATACTCGGATTCCGTTGCGAATAATATCCAACGCCCAGCAACAAAACCCATGTATCCATATGAAGTCAAATATCCTTTCATAACAATCCTCCTAATCTAGCGGAAGGGCTTTGGGTAGTTTAAGCATGTAGCCATCTCGTACTCTAATTACAGATGCACTTCGAATATTGGTCCATCCATATTTATTATCTGTATAATTTCCTGTTACGCCGACCAAATCATACAAATCTGCCACACTAACCAAACCATAAGTAGAAATCAACTCGTCCATTCTTGACAAGACGTCTTCGGCTTCTCCTCGATTATCAAAGATGATATCGTCATAGTTATAACTGATTTTCGTACGAATCGCGCTATAATCTCTTCGGCCATTTCTTCCATCGTAGTAACTCCTGTAAGATACCTTAGAGGCAGTGGAATTACTCTTTGTCTTACCTGTTTCTCCGTAAAGTATCATGTCAATACCATTTGTAACAATATCTGAAATTGCTTTTTTGATTGCGGGAATCAATACATCTAGCAAAATATAAGATTTTACGTTATCGATATCCTCTGAGATGAATACGTCCGTAAACTTCCGAATCTCGCTTTTTTTCTTAGATTTTACTGTCCCAGCAATCACTTTCTCTACTTTTTTCTCCGGTGCAGACCTATTTTGATCCTCCTTATATTTATGGGAATTTGGCTTGTATTCCTCCATCACGTTTACTCCTTTCATTGAACTAGAACGAGGGGTCCCGGTTTGGAACCTTATTGTTCGATTAGAAAACACAAGTCTCAAAAAGAAAAAGGGAAAGCACCCTGTTAAAGGTACTCTCCCTCGCTAGAACTCTGTTCCTATTTACTTAGGTACATCAAGTTACTCATCGATTTCGGCATCGTCAAAATCATAAACTTCTGCGTTAATCATCTGCTGTTCCTTCTTGGCTTTGATTTTAGCTATTACCGGTTTGATTACATACTTATAAGCTATAAAGCCTCCAAGAACTGTCAAACCGACACCTGCTGCCACCTTAAAAACCTTTCCAGAACCCGCTGTTGCGATTCCCTCAGTCGTTTCAATAACCTCTTCGTTTACCATGATTTCGTTAGTATCCATCTTATCTTCTCCTTTCAAAAATAGAAATAGTTTATATGTTCTCCATTAAAGAACGTGTTTTTTTCGCGTACCAAAAGTTACCTGTTGTATTCATATCTAGGTGCGACTTGATAATCAATCACAAGACAAGGTGTTCCTTCATCCGCCAACTGCGAACTGAAACTCAACTCTATGTATCCGTGATCAATATTCCATCCAAGATCATCACCGATACTGGTCGGATTAAGACCGATTTCATAATAGAACTCGTTAAGAGAAATATACATTTCATCTCTCATCCGTCTATTAAGTTCGTTCTCTACCTTTTTTAATTTGTCGATATCCGATTTGAAATATCGCCCAGAAATAACATCATAGCAGAGAGTATTACCTCTTTCGGTAATGATGACTTCTTTACTAGTAACGGGGTCTCGTTCAATTCT